TAGTCGTTGTTGGCTTGGAGGCCACTGGGGTCATCTTCTGCACTGTCTTTACAGGTTCTGCCTTTGGCGCTGGCATTGGTTTGTTCTTGGTTGGTGTGTCACTGACCATGCCCTTGGGTTGTTCGTAGTACTTCTTGATAACATCTGCCTTGGGTGTGATCACTTGTCCGCTCGCTCCCAATACATCTCCCCTAGCATTTACATTCATATTGCCAACCGCTTGAACTGATTCATTGGCCGCTCTTAATTTTTCTATGTCCACCATACGTCCCTGCATGGTTCTGTACATTCTTTTTCTGGGTGCTCTTGCTACCATAATATGCTCCTATTATACTTTACTTATCATCACGTTGATCTCCTGGTCCTAAAATTTCGCCTGGAAGGTCGCCATACACGATTAAAACACTTCTAGGTTCGTCGCTGTCGTTGACTGCCGTGTGCGTGTGTTCCAGTGTGTTAATCAAAAATGGTCTGTTCTTTGCAGGCAACATACCTGCTTTACCAAGTTTGAAGTAGTTGTTTGCTAGATCTCCGGTCAAAGGCCAGTAGAATTTTTTACATCCGCGAATGATCGGATATTTTTCTCTTTTGTAATGGTCATCCCTGTGTAGCATCAAATTTTTGTGTGGATACAACGTCTGTAGGTTGATACTTAGGATATTTTTATAGCCGACCTTATCTACCAGTAGTTCCTTCATCCTAGGCACCTTCTCCCAGTCCACATCAAGGAACGGAAGATCTGATTTTGTTGGCGAATTGGTCTTTATTTCCATAACACCTTTGAACACTCCTTTTATCTCACGTACACTGATCCTGTCCATCTCTTCTAAAATTTCTTCAACAGGCGGGGTGTCTATGTCTAGTATTTTGTATGGGGTGTAGTCTGTGTCTTTTTTCCACCAGTGCGGGCCATCTCCGTGTGCGAAATAACTTTTTATACTCTCGGGGAATGGGTTCTTCAGTGAACAGGGCCTGTCAACAGTGAACTGGTACTTTTTACCCAAGTTTTCTCCAAGGTCCTCTCCGTCAATTTCCGTGAAGATCCTATCAAGCAACACTCCGAGGTTCGTGTGTATCCATACTTTCATCACACCACCTTCGTCCCACATGGCCGCCGCAGGCTGGTGCTTGTTGCCTTCGCCATCGACGTAGTGTCCTGCCCATAGAGTTTCTACGATGCTTTCGTCATTGATTTTGACATCTTTTATTGTTGTTTTCTGTCCGGGGTAGTGTAGGTGCAGTTCATACCATCCCTCGTCTAAATTGAAATTTTCGTCTAGTTTGAAATCTATCTTGTTTTCCGACAGGTCAAGCAAGTAATGTTCGGTGATAGGCTTTGTGCTATCTATGGATATCTTCATCTTAGGAATTCTTTGATGTCCAGGTTATACAGCATTGGATTGATTTTGTGTACACCTATCAAGAACAAACAAAAACTGGCCACACTGGAACCTCTTCCAACTCCCCACACTATGTTGTTCGCCCGTAGTGTGTCCACAAAGTAAATTAAGAATTGTAATACCTTAACGAATTTTTTCTTTTCGAATAGGTCATATTCTGTTTGCACTCTCATCTTTTCCTCGTCGTTTTGACACTTGTCCAGTAACCATTCCAACACATTTATTTGATAGTACTTGTCTGGCATGTGCCAATTACCAATATTTATTGTGTCAAATTCTGCTGGAGGTTTCCTTTTGGGTGCAGTGTTGATAGGTGTCAGGTCAGCGCCTATTTGTTTGATGGCGTCGTTGTACTGTTCTGTGTGTTCGAAGAACAGTTTAGAAATGTCAAAGTCTGGGTTGGTGTAAAGTAGGTCTATTGCTTCTTGCTCTGTGAATATAACATCGCCGTGATCATTTATCTTTGTTTTTGTTTTTGCCGCCATCTAAAACCTTTGGTTGGAACTCAAACACTTTAGCATGATACTCGTGCCTCTTGTCAACTGGAATCTGCTGATCGTTCCAACTAAAATGTCCAGTGTAAATGCCTTTGTCGAGTTCTTCATCATATGTTGCCGTGTCAGGTCTCAACCACCATGGGTCAAACGTGTTATATTTTTCCGAGAACCAGTCCGGTCTATCTAAAAGTATAAGCTCTTTGCTGTCTTTGTCAACCGTGTAGGTAATACCGTCACCCTGCCATGAGCTCAATGATATGTTGTTGATGGTGATGTTGCTCTCTAGAATGCTGTTGGCCTTGCAGAAACACACAGCCGCCATTATCTGATCATAGGGAGGCTTTGGTAATTCAATAAATCTGTTGTTTGTGTTCTTCTTCAGGACCTTGTACAGTGGTTCATCTCTCCACGTGGTAATTGTGTTGGCGAACACCTGCTCAAAAAGATTTTTCAATCTCTCGAAGTATTGTGTCTGTTCCTTTAAGTTTGCTGTGTGAGGCGTGAGTGATACAGTCAATTTGTATTCGTTTGAGAACAATTCTCCGTCTACAATAATGATCGATTTAAATTTTGTTTTCCAAGTAAAAGTATTTGACATCAGTAATACTTACTAGTCGATGTTGATCAGTTCTCCGATATCTGGCTCACCTCTTAACTTTTTATTATTCTTGTGCCATTCCTCGATCCTTCTTTCTCGGATGGCATTTCGATATGTGTTGAGTACATGTTGCAGGTTGGCTAGCATCTCAGGATTACGATCACGCCTTGCAATGGCAACCTTCCTTGTGAGATCTTTTATCCTTTTAGAGATGTCCTCATCACTCATGTTGCCTATCTCTTCTTGTAATGGATGGAAGTACATGATCCTCCTTTAAATGTTAGGTGTACTGTTTGCCTAGTTGATGCATCAGTACAGTTGTTCCACCGTCGGGTGACATAAACTCAAACATGAAACGTCCTAATCCTGGTTGGATGGTGTCTGATGTACCATCACTGCCGTTGACGTTGTCCGCTTTGATCACTGCTGATGGGAAAATTAAATTGGTTGCACCCACTGATACTGTTATATCTAGTATGAATCTGCCCAGTCCGCCTGTTGGAAAATTTGTAAATGCGAATGTCGTGTCTGCTGTAACGGTTGCAGTGTGATAGTGACCGTTGTTGTGATTCAAAGTGATTACTCCACTAGCCACAGATCCATGTGCGTAAACTACCTCTGATATGTTTTTAAATTTAGCACGTAGCACTTCGTTGTTGGCAAAGTCGCTTGATGCATTGAGGCTGGCCTTGTTTGTCTGTAATGCTGTTATTTCTGTTGATGCTTCTGTGAAATTGTCTTTGATCGCTGAGAAGTTATCTCTCATGCCTTGTGAGCTGTTATCCTGTCCTGCTTTAGGATATGTTCCGTCTACGTTTCCTGGTACTATGTTACTTGCCATTAAAATATTCCTTTGTCCCTAAATTTAAGATATTTATCGTTCAATCTCTCCACCTTTATAATTGTGTTGAGTGATGGTGCTTCTTTGGTAAATGTCATCGTTGTTTTCTTGTTGGCCGTGTCATGCGTCAATGTTATCCCAAACTCGTGGTCTGCTGACCTCAAAGTGCCGTCAACTGTGAGATAACTAGGAATCACATTGTTGTCCGCGGTAACTCCTTTACCAGCATATATCCTTTGAGTGCCCTCGAGAACCTTGATATCTTGTTCATGTACTATTTCGTTCAGTTCGAATGATTTAGTTGTGCCATCTCCTGTGAATTGATTAGAAGAAATCTTGTTGTTTCCTACAGTGTATCTGTCTATAATGAAAGATATATTGTTAAACTTCACTGCCTTGTCTTGTATTCTTTTCTTGACCAGCCCTGCTGTTCCTGGTTTACAGTAGCATATAGGCACAGCCATGACATATCCAAGTGGTGCTTTTTCACCTGCCTGTGTAGTTTTCATCCATAATGGAAGGTAATCCCATTCCTTGTGTCCGAGAGTCTTCATTCTTGATCTCATGTTTGCAACAGCATTTGGATACAGTGTCTCCATGAAGCCGAGATCTGCACTCAATTGGTTAGCATACCTGACCTTGGATCCTGATGTACTAAATGATAATCCACCATCTGTTGTTATTTCGTAATCTGTGAGATCCGTTGTTGCATTCATAGTAGAAGCTCTAGGACCTAGCATGGGTTTTGCAACAGCATCTCGTAATTTTATAGATCGTGAAACTGCTTCGCCTTTGCTGTTGACCATGTTGTCTTTTATTTCAATATAAACCACTTCATACTTTGTGGTCGATCCTTCTTTTGCCGTGGCGGTCTTTAGATCTCCAAAGTAAAGAGTCTTGGGAGCATGGTTCTGTTCCATCTGTTGTTGGAAAGTGGTCAAAGTCTGTGACTCTAATCCAGCCATCATCAGCATGTCTGGTTTCAATTTGATTCCGAAGTTTGGATCCTCTGATCTATACACATACGTTGGATCATTGATAGTTGGATCTTGTGCTATGCTATAGAATATGTTCTGGTCTATGAATGATGTTGCGTGTCCGGTCATGTTTCCGTATTCCGTTTGCGTGTTGGGTATGTCGATGTTGATTGTGAATTCTTTTTTGGTTGCAGATGTCTGGTACTGGTCACTCACTGTGACTTCAAACGTAAATGCTCTTGTTGAATCTGAGAAGTCACTAGGATCTATCTTGCCAATGAAGTTACCTTGCTGAGACAGTGTTATACCTGTTGGTAAACTTCCTGAAGTCACACTGTAACTTAATACTCTGTCTGTGTCATCTGATGTTGCCTCCACACTTAATATGCTAGGTTGATCTGCAGTCAGTGTTCCTACTGCGGTTGGTGTTGTGAATGCTATTCCTATGTCTATTTCACCTATCACTTTCATTGTGAAATCTTTGTCCGTGAACACTTCTATACCTGGTGATATTACCCTCTTGGCTCTGACAGTGAAGTTGTAGTCCACTTCAACTGCTGACTGCCTTGCCAACTGTCCATATATTTCTCCTGACGTTATGTCTATGGAGATTCCTGCAGGTAAAGATCCTGACTGTATTGAATACTCTAGGTCTCCCTGCAATGGATCAAAATCTTCCACATCTATCTTGACAACGACACTATTGTCATGTCTGAATGTTCCCAGATCAGAACCCGTCCTGAAAACAGGTCTCCTGTTACCACTAAAGTCCATGGTCAACGCTGTTCCGTCTATCGCTGATTGGTCAATTGTTATGTCTGTGTTAGACACTCTCCAAAAATCTGCCGAGTACACAAATATGCTGTTGTTCTGGTCTACGTGTGTGGTACCATCCGACACCCTTACTATGAAATCAAAATTCTTACTGATACTTTTTGAGGTTACTGTTCTATCATAAATGGCATCAAATTTATCTTCAACAAAGCCGCCATCGTAACCTCCACGTATTCCGAACTTCTGATCGTCTGTTAGTCTAACAATACCTGAAATAAATCCCGTCTTGCTGAGGGTCACCCCAGGTGGTAGTGATCCTTGCACTATCTCATAGACTAATTGTTGTCCAGTTGCTGTGTCTGAGTCCGTGGCTTGTACTTGTAGTTGAACACTGGAGCCATCTATGACCCAGTACAGTCCAACACTTGTGGAATCGTCCAGTTGCAGTTGGCCCGATGCTGTTGTGAACGTGGGGGAGTCTGCACCTTGCACGTCCAACTTGAATGTTCTGTCTGTGATAGCGGTACCGGCCGTGGCTCGCACGACGAAGGTGTAAAGAGTTCTTTTGGCAACCTCAGCCGGTGTACCTGTCAGTAAGCCTGTTGATGTCACCTGCATTCCTACAGGTAGGCTTCCTGCTATCACGGAGTAAGTGACGGCCGTGGAATCGCCCATGGGAACAGGATCATTTGCTTCGAGTTGTAGCGAATATGCTACTTGCTCTTGTATAGTTGCTAATTTACCTTCCGTGGTTGTCCACACTGGTGTTGCCATTACTTTACTCCTTACACAGGTATTTATTGGCGATTACCGGCTATTATTCTGTGTACGAATCCAGTGTTCTAGGTGCTGTTTTAGGCTTTCCCGTTGGATCTTGTCAGGCTCACGTTTTATGGCTTCTTCAAGACGGTTGATCTCAGATTTTGGAGATCTATACCTTTTACGGTCGTTATGATATTTCCTCATTATTTTTCCTTTATGAAGGATTATGTCTTTTTATCTATTATTACGATTCGTCGTAGAATGGTACGACTCTCATCGTTCCAGCAATCTTGATCTTTATGTAGCCAGTCGGTTGTCCAGGTAAGGCCGAAGCACCTCCTGCCGATCCCACAGTTGCCTGCGTTGCCGTGTTCAAGTCTATAACTCCAGTACCCTGTGTGCTTATAGATAAGTCACCATTGGAAGTGTCAGTAGATAATGTGTCTGTTCTCAAAGTTACGAATTCACCTAGTGTTGCTTGGAATTCAGATGCAGTTACAACACCATTGCCTGTTGCTCCCAACACAAGGTTCTGCCCTGCTAATGGAGATAGTGTAATACTTCCAGTTGTTGATGATATTGTATTCCCGTCAATTCTAATGTTGTCTACATTTAACTGTCCTGCTGTTGTTTGCGTTCCTGTGTGCGTCACATCAGAAGTTATAACAACGACACCCGTTCCTGATGGATTGAAATCAATGTTTCCGTTTGTGTCAGTTGTGAATTTTCCAGATGCATCAATGTTCAAGTCACCAACGTTGAAAGTGCCTGTTGTCAATGATCCTGATATTGTTGTGTTACCTGTTGTGGCAACATCTGCTGTGTTCAGTGTACCTGTCACTCCTAGGTTTCCTGTCACGTTTGTCGCCGCCTTTAATTCTACTGTTCCTGTGCCTGAAGTTTCTAATTCTAGATTGGCATTTGAGGCATTGGTTGTAATAGTGTTGTCATCAAGTGTTATTCCATTGATCGCAACGGCACCGGTCATTGTTGCCGCGTTAATCGTTGGGTTGGTTAAAATTTTGTTTGTTAAAGTTTGTGAACCAGTCAGTGTTGCGACTGTTCCGTCTATTGCTATTGAAACTGTGTTTCCTGTTGCACTTGTAGTGATACCTGTGTCTCCAGAGAACTGCATGACTTCTGAATCTAAGTCAATCGAATTTGTTGTTGAATCGTCTGCTGTGAAATCTAGATCACTTGCTGTGACCTGTGCGTCAACATAAGTTTTGATTGCACCTTGTGTGGCCAATAGTGTTGCACTCGATCCCAGTGCTCCGTTGTCTATACCTGTGACTGTTGCACCAGTGGCCAATGCCAAAGATGTTCCTACGGCTAGTGTAGATCCAAGTGTTGCGGCACCGTCTATGTTCACTGTGCCTGTTGTCTGGATGTTGTCTGCTAGTGTGATCTGTGTTGAATCATTGGAACTTACTTGGCTTCCGTTTATTGTGATTGATCCTAAATTTATATTTCCTGTGCCGTTTGGTGTTATTGTGATGTTTCCATTTGTTACACCTGATGTGATTGCGAAGTTGTTTACATTCAGGTTTGCGTCCAGGGTGTTTATGTCGTTGTCACCACCATATAATTCTACGAAGTTATCGTTAATCTTGTCAAATGCTGTTCTTAATGGATCACCTGTACCGTCATTTGCACTTGATCCTATATTGATTGCTTGTCTAGCCATAGTTTGTTAAATCCTTCTGTTACGATTATTTATTCTAAATTTTGTAAACCTAATGTAATTATTACAGGTCGAACAGTGTTCTCTGGAACTTGAATACTGTGCTGTTATTACTAATATTTGTCGCTAATAATCTCACATTACCATCATCTACATCTGCTGTGAATGTGCATAGTGGTGCAGAGTAAGATCCTGTGTTTCCGAACACAGTCAAGTATGCTTCTATTGTACTGTCAGCACTTGGTCCATGTATCAGATTGGCTTCCACTATCTCGAATCTACCGTTAGCGGCATCTGATATGGATATGAAATATTTTGCACTCCTGTATGTGGCAGAACTGAACAAATCTATCTGTGTTGTTGCAGACGAGGCCACAGTTGTTGTGTTGTCATTGATATCCGAGTGGTTGAGTGTGGCAGTTGCGGCAGTGGCAAAACCCAAGTTGCCCGAACCATCTGTTTTCAACAGTTGATTCGCACTTCCATCTGATGTCGGAAAGAGTAAACCACTCAAGGAAACTTTTCCTGTGCCGTTGCCTGATAATTCAAGATTGGCATTTGATGCATTGGATGAAACCGTGTTGTCTGCTATCGTGACGCCATCTATTGCCATGGAGTTGTTCACTGTTATTGTTGTGAATGTTCCCGCCGCGGCTGTGTTGGCTCCTATGACTGTCCCGTCAATGTTACCACCATTTAAATCTATGTTATCTATCTTGACCTTGCCTGTTCCTGAGGCAGAAAGTACAAGATCCGAGTTGGACTGCGTGGTTGTTATCTCATTGTCTTCGATTGATATGTTGTCGTCTATGATGATCTTTGGTGCAGTCACTGACCCCGTACCACTCGGTGCCAAAACAAGATCGTCGTTAGTTCTGTTGGCACTGATGTTGTTACCGCTGACTGTTATGTTTCCTGAAAATAACGGAGACTCATACAGTTCAGTGAACATAGTGTTCACGTTCTGCATCGCAGTACGTAAATTATCACCTGTACCGTCGTTTGCGTTATTACCTACATTTAAACTAATTCTTGCCATATTATACCTTAACAGGTCTCCTTACAAATTTAATAACCTGACTGTTAGTGTTATTTACTGTTCCTAGCAACCTAACATTACCGCTGTTGATGTCTGCTGATATATCCAAAGAGTCATATATTGTAGAACCGTCATTGACTCCGTTAGTCGCCGCACCAAATGTACTGACATATGCATTTGTTCCATTGTGAGTGACATTTGCTTCTATTATTGTAAATCTATTTGCAGTAGAATCTGAGATCTGTATGTGATATTTGGCACTACGATAAGTCGAGGCACTGAATGAGTCAATAGCCTGTGCTGATGAGTTGCCAGTTAATGTCGCTGTACCATCTTCGATCTGTGACACATCGAACAACAGATCCACTGTGTGCCATGCAAGTTGGCCACTGCCATTTGTTTTGAGAACCTGTGCCGCGGCACCGTCAGTGTTTGGCAATTTGATGCCTGACACATCAATATACCCAGTACCCGCCGGACTAAAAGCAAGATTGCTGTTTGATGCATTTGCTGAAATAGTGTTGTCCACGATAGTGACGCCGTCCACAGGTAGTGCAGAACTGTTGTGAGTCAATGATGAGAAGGTTGCTGATGATGGTGTTGCGGCACCTATGGGTGTCCCGTCTATCTCGCCATTGTCGACATCAAGATTAGAAGAATGTTTTATGATTCCTGTACCTGATGCGGTCAACACCAAGTCGGCATTTGATGTGTTGGTTTTGATTTCGTTATCTGACAGATTCACTGTTGAGTCTATGGTCAGACTTGACGACATACGGACAATGCCCGTTCCGTTGCCTGACAGGCTTATATCTGAATTTGTTAATGTGGCACTGATATTGTTTTCTATGAAATGTATCTGTGATAGTGCCGAGCTCGTGGCAAATAGTTCTGTGAAGTTGTTGTTGATTTTGATACCGGCTTTTCTGATAGTGTCACCTGTACCATCATCGGCTACCACTCCAGTGTTGATTATTTCTTTTGCCATCTCAAACGCTTACCTTTTATTAGACGCTTACTTTGACTGCTGTACCGTCTCTCCATAATCTTCCTGCGACCCCTGGGTCGGAAGTTGGAAGTGCTGTGAAGTCTATCTGTGCGCCTGTTACTTTTAAATTTCCATTTACATCAACCGCTTCTGCTATTGATATTTTTGTTGAGTCATCCGAACTAATTGTAGTACCATTTACTTTAAGAGCACCTACAACAATGTTTCCTGATCCATTGGCACTCAGTGTTAAATTTGCATTGGTAGTAATAGGTGTAATTGTACTGTTGTTGACCTGTAATTGATCTATTTCAACAACACCTGCACCGTTCGGTTGAACCTTTACATTACCATTCGTTACACTGGTTGTCAACAATCCTGTGTCACCATCACCTACAAGTGAAAACACCTCTTCAAAATTGGTGTTGATCTTCGTCATAGCGGTACGTAAAGTATCGCCTGTTGCTGGATTTCCTACTGCTCCTGTGTCTATGTTTAATCTTGCCATAATATGATACTCGTATTTATTAAATACTAATATGTTCATAGAAACCCTTAAAACAATGAGATTGTATAAAAGGGAGAGTAAATTAGGCACAATGCATACCTTCCACAGGAAGAACCTTATCTATGTGTTCAAATGCGATGCCTGTTCAGAGACATTCATGAGGCCCAAAAGCAAGGTCGATCCGAATCGTGCTTCGAATGATTACAAGCATGTCTGTAAAGGTTGCGATTCCAAGAAGTTCGCACAGAAGGTTGGTGTGAAGATGCGTAAAGTCTACAAACTTGATGCTAGTAGCACATTAACCTTATAGGGTTTTCCACTTGATATCATCCCTGGCTCCAGAGATCCATCTCTGCAGGTCAGCGTATATCCCACACTTTATATTTGGTTGATCGAAGTACCATCTCAGGAACGGGTTGCCTTCCAGGTATTCCCTCCTGTTGATGAAATGGAAGTTGGTGCCCGGAAACTTCCTAAAGGTTTGTCTGAGTTGATACATCCATTCATACTTGAGATATGCCTTCATGCTTTCTCGTCCTGGATAGTTGTTAGAGCTCTTGTATATGTTGTTCTGTATCCTGCTGGGAGTTTCCATTTCCCATTGTCTAGCACCCATTATGTCGAACGCCAGTATTATTATATTTTTCACACCAGATTCGGCGGCCAACAATACAGCGGAACACCCTGAGCCCTTGGCTCTGCTGAAGTCATTGGTTTTTATCTTGCCACCTTTCTTGATGTCACCACCCCTCCACACTCTGTATATCTTGAGTCCTTCTGGAACATCTGTTTCGTCATCACCATCACAGATGTAATCCCATTCTGAGATGTTATCTCTTCCGTGTATCTGTGGAGATTCCTTTCCGTTGTTGTGCCATGTCGCCAGTTCCTCATACATGGGAGGATTCACTGCCACTATGTGATCACACAGCATAGGGTGGTCTCGGTATATGGCGTTGCAACCATATATCACACCTTTGCCTTTTAAGTTTTCTATTGGAAATATGTTTCTTGACTCACCATTGCCTACTATGAATGCTGTGTCCATTACACCCCGAATGATTCTCCACATCCACACCCACTAGATGCATTAGGATTGGTTATTTCAAATTGAGAACCAAAGGTCTCTTCGATCCAGTCAATCTTGGTTCCTGCCACGTACAGCATTGAAGTCTCGTCTACAACGAAACGTCCTGTATGCCAGTCTTCCACGTGGTCATCTTTGTTTATAGATTCTTTTGTGTCTGCAAATCCCCACTCGTACTTGAAACCTGCACATCCGCCTCCCTGTACTGCTAAACTTACAGCATACTTTCCAGGATTCTTAGACAGAAGTTTCTCTATCTGGTTTTTGGCTTCGTCTGTAATTTCGAACCACTTTTGATTTTCGTAACCTTCCATACTATTAATTATCTACTTCTCTCCCCCATGTTATTAACTCCGATGGCCAACCAAAATCTTGTGGCATCTCTTTTGTATTGGAAACTCATGTAACTGTCTTGGTCCTCCCAGTTATGGCGCATAGGATCATAAAGCTCAGTAGGTCCCTTGAACCACCAACCCCATTTGCCTTCACAATTTATCTGGCACCATTCTATGCAGTCACCCGCTATACCATTCGAGTTCATGTCTATGTTGAATTGGAATTTTTTCTCGTAGCCGCAGTCCGCGGGTATGTCTAACAGATCAGGTTTGATCCTTTTCACATCCACTTTACCGAAACTTTTCATTTCCAGTTGTCCTCCACAAACTTGTCTGCACATTCCATAGGATTGGGTGAGCCATGGAACACGGCGACCTTGTTGTCCTTCTCTATCTTGGCCGGTGTCCTGAACCATTTTTTGCCTTCCTTGGTCAGCAGTTTGGTATCTTTCAGTCCCACCATCTCCCACTTGTACGATCTTATCCATTCATCCGGCCACCAGTTGATATCGTCCTTGGCCCTCTTGGTTATCCAATCTTGGTCACCATGGTTCTGTTGCATTATCTGTGCTGATCTGTCCTTGAATTCATTCCACAGGTAGTTCATTGTACCTGACTTCCAACGCATACAACTGGAGTTGGACAGTTTCCAGTCCTTTACCCTGCATCTATTGAAGTCTCTTATGATCATGAACTTGCCAGGATTGTGAGTGAACAACTGGTCTATGTTTTCGAATATCACAACGTCCAGATCAAAGAACAGTATGTTTCCTTCGAGTGGCATCTCTGGTGCGAACATCCATAGTTTGCTCCACCATGATTTGATCCATGGATCGTTCGGTAGTTTGATTATATTAATTTCTGGATCAAGTCCTGTAGGATCATCTGTGAGACAATGGAACTGAAAAGGCACAGTGGTGTGTCTCTTGACCATGCTGTTGAGTACATTGGCGTACTGTGAAACATACTTGTCGCCCCACTTAACGCACACTACGTGATTCATATCCCCTTTTCAATCCTTCCATCTGTATCTGTTTCCAATCCTTACTGTCCAGTGTGTAAGGAAAATCATTTTCATGAGTTTCTTTGCCTCTGATAGTGATGCTCTTTATATTTAAATTATCTTTCATCATGTCGTATATCCCAAGGAACGGACGATTTTGAAAAGATGTGGCCAGATCTACCTGTCCTATCTTGATGTACCCGAGAGAAAGTTTTGGATCTTCCCAATCGTAGTTGTTCTCCTTGAGCCATGCTCGGTATCCGTCCATTTCTTCTTTTTTGAAATCGTGTGTCTGTTCAGTGATCGTGTCACCCCACTCGATGTCAAATTCCCCCGAGTAGTATTTTTGGTGATTTATTGCTGAACACAGTGCGTCTGTCATCTTAGGTGCGTGTTCGTCTCTGTAAACCTCATACAAAGTTTTGCCTACCTGTGACCAGTGTAGGTACACACCACCCAACTCTCTGTCATACCTGTTCTGTTTGAACAAGTCATAATCTTCTTCGTGTAGGTTATACCTCGGTGAGTTTAGGAACGTGGTTATCTGTGAGGGCCTTATCCATTCAGGTTCGATGAACTTTTTCCTGTATGCTTCTACCCAACTTTCTATTTCATGGCATATGTTATTCAACTGTCTTATGGCGTACTTTGTTTCATGGTCGGCCTGTATGTAATACTCAGAAAGTTTCCATGCTGTGCCTTGCAGTTCCTCGAAGTACCTGTGCAGTAGATTACAAGCCTCGTGCTTTAACCTAAGTCCAGGTGTCCTTTTAACGTCGCCGTCTATCGCTTTGCCTATGGGTAGTCTGGAACTGTACTGGAAATCGTCCGCAACGAAGGGATCCAATCTTTCATATGGTGGATCAAATCTGAATGAGTTGATCTGTTCTATGCTTTTGTTCAACTCGTGACAAAGGAAATTCAAATCTCTGTTGGAGTCCGCCCACCCCAGGAAACAGAAGTTCTTCTCCAGTATTCTTTTCTTTAATAGATTGTCCTTGAGTGCTTCTATGAATCTTTTGCCTAGCGGGGTGTCGTACACATCAACCTTGACAAGTTTATGATTGTATTCGATTAATATTTTATCCTCTAGTGTATATGGCACTATTCGCTCCGTGTTCCATACATTCAACACTTTCCACGAAACACCTGTCATCTGTTTTCTCTCTGATCAGTTTGTCAGCGAAGTCAAATGCATGTTTGGCGAACATCTCAGCACCCACTCCGTCGAAGATTCTGATTTCTGCCAAGTCAAGACTTTCTAAGTGCTTGAATGTTTCTAAAAATGGATCTGCCTTGTCCAGTGCAAGTTTGTGATCGAAGTGATCTTCCAACCAAGCCTTAAGAGGTTTAAGGCCTCCAAAGTCCACCGCCCAGTTCTTGTTGTCCAGGCCCTTACATCCAAATGTGAATTTGAAAGCGAGGCTGTATCCGTGTAGTAGATGGCAGTGTGAATGATCTGCGTTGGGTTGTCTGAACACACAGGCCAATCCTATGTTGTGTCCGTATGTTTTAGTTGAGTAGTAAGTCATCGTTTCTCCTGTTTTGATGACTTGCAGAGTGTTTATAGAGGGGTGAAAGTCTTTGAGTCCTCTCGATCATCAGTTGAGTTTCTTGTTCAACTTCTGATCTAGATCCAACTGGAACGCTGTGTCTCTGATGCGGTCCGTTAGTTCGTTTGGTATATTTAATTCTCCATCTATGATGCTCTTGAGAAAGTGTATCATCACAGTGAACTCATTTGATTTGGACACTGTTTCTGGATCTATTCCATGTTCCTCCATGGCATTTAACATTGCCTCTGACACGTCTATCAGTGCCTTGATACTTGTTGAGTGTTTGTCGAAGTGTGTCATTACGTTATAATCTTGGGTTTTGCAGGAACTTCAATCTTGCTGAAGACTCTTTTGTACTCTTCCGCTATCTTGTCATTGATGTGTGCGATCGAAATCAACTTGTCTGTGGCTATGTTGAAAGGCTCGTCCTGTCTGGCAGTGGAGAAAAATGTACCAAATGCCAGTCCTTGTGGACCTTGCATCAATACAAGTGCCTTTTCTATACTGAGATATGTGTCAGCCTTGCCTGTGAATTTTCCGATGACTTCTTCCCCCGAAGTCAGTTTAAGAGTTATTAGATCTCCATCTTTTATTTTATCAAACATATCCTTATTATAAACTATCCTACGAGTTTGTCAATGTATTTCTTCAACTCTTTGTCCTGAACGTTGGGTGGTATGTTGTTGTAGAAAAAGATCTGGTAACTGTCGGAACCATACTTGCCTATGCCGTGTAGGTCACTGGCCTCTTTTCTGTCCCAATTTAGATATTGTTCAGTCATCTTGCGAATTCTACGTGACCTCACTTCCCACATGCCCAAGGGTTTCAGCATCTGCTGTTGAGTCTTCAATCTACCACGCAGGTATGCCTCGGGACTTGGATAACGTGCGAAGAGTTTTGGTAAGATTATTTTTACATGTTTACGATATGTTAAATTAAGACACATCACGGCCACCATGTGTTTCCATCTCTTGTGTGGAGACTTCAGTTGCTGTTGCACCATAAGGTCATCGGCCATCGGTTTGATCATACTGTAATTTTATATGAGATTACTTCTTTGTCAACTGCCTGTTGATGAACTTGGCCATTCCGTCATAGGTCTCTTGGAAAACGTTACTGTGTTTTTTCCATTCCTCTGGCATCTCCCAACGGTCGTGATTTACCACTATCCATCTTGTGCCTGGATCTGAGTAACCCATCAATTTGTGGAACTGGTATATCCAGTAACTGGGATCAACAGGTCTCTTGATGTAGGTGTATCCCTCTGATCCTGTGTAAAGATTATTGATCTTTCCTGTCTCCAAAGGGTGTAGGTCAAAACCCAACATGAATATGGCTTTTGGTTTGAAACTCAATGCAACGTTCCCGGCGTGTGGCCCGGTGCCCCAGTGGAATGTGTCGTCCTGTCTCTTGTCTCCTGCGTAGGGTAGTACTGGTAATGTTTTTACATTGGACCAATTGGCGAATTGACCCGCCCAACTTTCTCTGGTGTATATTGTTGTTCCTTTACCAAC